CCCCACCGTCATCATAGACGGCGAGGGCATCACTAGAACCACAGGAGGGGCAACTCCCGTGGTGAAGGAACTTAGAAGTCCCCATTGTCACCGTCGTCATCGGACATATCAGCGACCTCTAGGACCTTCACGGCCTCTAGGTAGGTACTTAAGCCATGCACGGGGTGCGCGGGGCCTACCTTATACTTAAGGCGAACCTTAGAGTTATACGGTACTTCACCGTTAAACGGATTACCCTCGGCATCCATTACCTTCACATCAAACTTAGAGGAAAACTTACGTTGCTTTGCCCCCTCATAGTCCTTGATCTTCACGCCTCGGGATGCTAAAGATTCTGCGTCATCCTCTGCCATAGTGATGGTCATGGTATACTTGCCCGTAGTCTGACCCATGTATACGTCATGTTGGGTTAGGTTAGAGAAGTTTACGATACCTTCGATTACTTGTGCCATACTAACTTTCCTCATCTACTTTGATTTACCATCCATAGGGTCCTATGGTGGTGGTTTAGACTTTGTAGTCTATACTAATATTATACCACAGTTTCTCTGTTTGTCCACCTCCTTGGTATTATTACCACGTTATTACTCTTTGTCTTCACTAAAGACATGCGTTAGAACTCCTAGGAATACTAAGACTACCACCGTAGTCACTGCTAGTTCAAAGTCTGTCACTCCTCTGGCTCCTCCTGTGCTATGCCTTCGCGGTACAACCTATTAGCTAACTTGTCAACCATGGCATACGCGTTATCATAGGCTCCAGCGACACCGCGTGAAACAGGGTCTTCAGTAGGACCCATTGTGTTTAGACTCCTGAGATGATAGAGCTTACTTTGTATCTCTCGCAGCTTATGGTAGGTCTCTAGTTGATTCATAAGTGATCCTCCAGACGTGGGATTGTCAATACTTCCTCACAGCGTACTATACGATGCTCAAGGTCACCATGGCACACAGCCTCCCCAGAAGCGAAGGCCAGAGCCTCACCTAAGCTGCTGAACTCATAGTCAAGGGTCCAAGGGTCGTTATCTTTCCTATGCTCTACCGTATAACATGTCTTCATTTCGTTTGCTCCTCCGTTAGTATTTCGTAGGTCACCCATCGCCAGTCCAACATAAACTCACCATGGCTCTGCGCGTCACTCTGGCAGTCAAAAGGCCCCTCGGGATCTAACTCCCCTCCGTCTCGGTCAAACATTACCACCCAGTACGTCGCTCTCATCTATCTCTACTCCCTCTGCTAGTACCTTTGATAATAACCTTCTGACGTTGCGAGCAGCCGCCTCGTAGGCATACGCTTCCCCTTCCGCCACCTTATCATCTGGTGATGCCGCGTTGATCCTCTCGTAGTGCTGGAAGCGGTCCCGCATTTCTATTAGTTCGCCTAGTATCTGTTGTTGATTCATTGTGCGTCCCTCATGGCATCATACGCTGCGTCCGCTCCGTCGTCATCACGGTACATATCAGCAGCTTCGTCTAACAGAAGATCAATTACAGAGTCCGGCATACCATAAGCGGCGCAAGCCTCGTCGTCCGCGTATACAATCGCCGTGCTTAACTCCGCTTCCAACTCTCCATCATACTCCCGTACGTCTACGTGTGCCTCGTACAAGACGCCCTCAATAGTAACCTTTGCTAAATAGTCCATCTTTAGTTCTCCTAAGTTGTCTTATGCTGCCTCGCGTCCGTACCACTTCATAGGCATACCGCGAGATTCCCAGTCGTCTGCCTTATGGTTATAGTATACCATGTAAGCAATCGTTGCGTCAACATTTTTACACTCATCTGGCATACACTGTGGTGGGTCAGTGAATCCTAGGTCCTGAGAGGCCTTAGGTGGCTCCCTGAGAGCTTCTAAATGCTCCCTGATAGTCTTATGTACCTTTTGGTAACGTCGCTCATACTCGCTCCCAAGGGCTTCTAGGTGTGCTACAGTCCACCTGTAGTGATCCGATGATGACCTAACCCATACAGCACTAGGGTGGTTCTTATGGGTGGGCTTATAGGCTACCGAGGCCCCGTCTAACTCATGGTGAGCCGTGGAGAGTAACTGGGCAGTCTCTAGTATCATTTTAACCACATGCTTATCACATTGCATCTTAGCAGCTTCTACAGGGCTTCTGCTTAGGTAGAATATGTTCACAACTTAGGCTCCTTAGGTTACTTAAGTAGTAACCTTAGTTATATAATAAATTAGTAAAACATAGAATACTTAGGATTCTTAGGATACTTAGAATTCTTTGTATCCTTAGGTGTCCTTAGTATTACTTAAGTTAGTATATCATAGATTTTGTTCTCATCATAGGGTATTTCATCGGTAATATTACCACAGTCATCCTCTAAGGTTCCTATGGACACACTCAGGCAGTAGGAACACAGGTCAAAGTAATCCCCTGAGGCATCTTTTTTAACCGTCTCGTAATCTTCTAATAGTACGTCACAAGCTTTGCATTTCATATCTTTAGTCTCCTTAGGTGGCCTTAGTCGTCCTTAGTTGTGTCTTTATATTTACCTTCGCTGTTAGGCATAGGCATGGTGTCTGTAGGATCATACAGTATACCTATTATTATTGCTAGTGGTAATAATACCGGTGATAGTAACACCATAATAACCCAAGTTAATACTGTATACATACCTTTAGTCTCCAATGGTGGCCTTAGGTGGCCTTGAGAGGCCCTGTATGGCCTCGTGTGAGCTTTTAGGTACCTTAGGGGTCCTAGGGTACCTTAAGGGGTCTTAGGTGGCCTCAGGGGCTGTTAGTATTACATCTTGTATCGTGGTTGTGGTCTCTAGTTCTACCAGTCTGGCCTCGACTTCTGGAAAGGTTGCAATATGCATCTCTAGCTCAGATAATCCAGCCTCTAACGTATCCCCTCGGTAACCGTGGGTTGTGCGCCAGTTGCTCCCATCGTGCCACTGTACCGCGTAAGTTGTCTTAGTCATCTTTAGTGCTCCAAGGAAACATTGTTAGTAATAGGATAAAGAATACTACAAAGTATATGGTAGTGTCAAGTGTTAACATACAAAAACCTCAATATCCGCCTGTCAAAGTAATGGTAAGCTCATCGTGGTCAGCCCTGAAGATCAAACCTAACCGTACTAGCTCATTTATTCCAGCGTAGAACTGCTCATGTGTGTAATAACTAATAAAGCTCATGTCTTAGGTATCCTTAAGTTGTGGTTACTTAGCCCATGGGGCCATGGTTAGCAGGAGGCCTGAGAATACTACAAGCCAAATGGTAGTGTCAAGTGTTTCTTGTGTCATCTTAGGCCCCTTAGGCTTCCTCATATACTGGTTTAGCTTTCACGATTCCTACACCCTTGTAATCTTCTCCGATGTACTCAAGATGCCATACTTTAACAGGGTATTTGCCCTGCTCTAACTCTGTAGTGTCCACCCACTTCCTGAGAGCCTTATACGCTGCGTTTAACTCAGGCACCACAGAGTCGTAAGAGTCGTTTACATAGTCGCCCTGTGTGGTCGCCTGTGATGACTCAGAGCCTCTAAAGTATGACTCCCTAAAGGTGTCACTCATTGTTGCATTAAACTTATAGTTACTGTACTTAACTGATATTAATATTGCCATGACTTAAGTTCCTTCTTAGGTTGTCTTAAGCAACCTCGTTGCGGTAGTAGGTGGCCTAAGGTACCCGAAGGCACCTAGGCTGTCAAGTGTTTTATTTAGAGACCTAGCTCGTCAAACTCTAGATTGTCCGCGTGGCATTCGTCACACCTAGCCTCGAAATCAAATCTTTCTTCCCCGCACTCCCTACAAATCCAGTCACCTTCTCTATTACCCCAGAGGCTCCACTGTACTATGTGTGCATCGTGTCGAGTGTTTACTGTGGTCGCTATCTTCATTACTTAGGCTCTCTTAGTTGTCTTAGGTGGCCTTAGGTGGCCTGTGTTTCCTCACTTGATGTAACCATTATAGCCTAGTTGGCCTAAGATGCAACCCCTTTGTACTACTTTGGTAATATTTACATAAGTATGATTCTTTAGTTGACTTAGGCGCCTTGGATGTGCTATTCGCGCACGTGATATAAAGGTATAACGTGGGTACATCATTAGTCACCCTATGTCAACCCCTAGGTATACCTCAGAGGCTCCTACTTAGGCCCACACTTGTCACCTTTTGTCAACGTAACTATTACCATAACTTTATGTTGCACCTAAGGTGCGCCTCGTGTAGGCCTTTGGATCCATTGGCTAACACGAATAGCCCCACTTGTCAACGTAAATAATACCATAACCTTTGGTTGACTTAGGTTGCCCCTTGTGTTACCCCTTGGATCCTTTGGCTTAACACAAGTAGCTTGGCTTGTCAACGTGAATAGTACCAGTGTTAACGCTTGACACCTCGGGTCAGCCATGGTATCCTAGGGAGACCCGAGAAGCCTAGGCTATTTTGGGACGGGGGGCCGGGGTTGCGTCATGGTTACTATAGTTGTACCTACCTAGGCACAAAATAGGGAAATTTAGGAAACTAAAGGGGGTAAATTAGGTAAAACTTAAGTAAACTAGGTGTAGTGTTACCTAATGTAACCCCTTGGTATACCTAAAGTTTACGTAAAGTACCACCATAAGCACTAAAAGTTATAAAAGGAACCCTTCGGGCCACCAAAGGAGACCTAAGAATCCTTAGTAGTGTGATTATTACCAAAGAAATACCTTGACATTTACTCTAAAATATGTTATAATATATAGTATATTCTAAGAGACACTTTAGAGGGACTTCGCGCCACCTAAGTTACCCCTTAGTTATCCTTTGATGGATAAATTAAGGTATAACTAAATAGGTTTACCAAGATCCCCTCTAAGGTTACCCCTTTAGGAACTAGGGAATCCAAAGGGTACTTAGATTATAGGGGACTCAGGTAAAACATAAGACAACATAAGCCTACAGAGGATAACTTATGTCCACAGAAGACAACATAGGAGCACCTAAGCCTGAAGAAGAACCTAAGGTTGCACCTAAGAAGCGAGGGAGGCCCCCTAAGGCCACTACGGAGCTTAAGAAGGCAGGTAACAGAGGTAAAGTCGGTAGGCCTAAGGGTGATGCTGGTATCATCAATGAATACAAAGCTAGGATGCTCAGTAGCCCTAAGAGTAAGAAGGTACTAGAGGCTATCTTTGATGCAGCCTTAGACGATGACCATAAGAACCAAGGGGCTGCATGGAAGCTCATAATGGATCGTATAGCCCCCACAGCGGCCTTTGAGAAGGATGTAATCAAGGATGCTGGTAGGAGTGCCATACAGATAAACATCACAGGAGTAGGGTCTACAGAGGTCTCCTCAGACCCCTCAGGCTCCTCAGAAGCCTTAGAAGGCCAGTGGACAACCGAGGAATCTTAAGTAGTGAAGTACTTTAAGTTAGAGGAGTTCGACTGTCAAGAGACAGGGGAAAACGAGATGTCCCCAGTCTTCTTAGGAGTCCTAGATGACCTGAGGGACTTATGTGGTTTCCCCTTTGTCATCACGAGTGGCTACAGAAGCCCTGAGCACTCCATAGAGGCTGCTAAGGCTTCTCCGGGAACCCACGCCCAAGGTATAGCGAGTGATATCAAGGTATCCTCAGGATCACAGAAGCACACCTTGGTTAGACACGCGATGGCCTTAGGGTTCAGTGGTATAGGCGTAGCTGATACCTTTGTACACGTAGACCTCCGAGAAACTACGCCTGTTATGTGGACATACTAAGGAATCCTAAGATGCTCTACACGAAGAATATAAACTTAACAGACACTTCTACGCAAACTATTGTGACCATACCCAATGGTTTTGTTGCCCATTGGAACATGGCGTTTGTTTCTAACCTTCACAACGCAACCAACGATATTACACTGTTTATAGACAAAACTCCAGACCCTGACGTTTACATACTAAACGGAACTAACGTGTCTTCTAAAGAGTATCTTCTTATTGACGGTAATGCTGTGTTTGTGTTACAGCCCGGAGATGTTATTAAGGCATCAACAGGCGGCTCAGGGAACATGGAAGTCGTAGTCACCTTTGACCTTCTAGAAGCCCCTGCAACTTTTGTGAACTTTAACGGCGTATGACTAACAAAAGCCACCCAAGGAGCCTAAGGAGTGACTGATCTTAACGTAGAGCTACTCCCTTGGCAAACCAAGGTATTTGAGGACCCTACGAGATTCAAGGTAGTCGCTGCTGGCCGAAGAACAGGGAAGTCTAGGTTAGCTGCATGGATGCTCATCATTAATGCCCTACAGTCAGACAGGGGCCACGTATTCTATGTAGCACCTACGCAGGGACAAGCTAGGGACATTATGTGGCAAACCCTACTAGAGTTAGGCCACAATGTCATCACAGGCTCCCACATTAACAACCTACAGCTTAAGTTAGTCAATGGAGCCACGATTACGCTTAAGGGAGCAGATAGGCCAGAGACTATGCGTGGTGTCTCCTTGAAGTTCCTAGTGATGGATGAGTACGCAGATATGAAGCCTGACGTATGGGAGCAAGTCCTACGTCCAGCGTTGGCTGACCAGAAGGGACACGCGATGTTCATAGGGACACCTATGGGTCGTAATCACTTCTATGAACTCTATAAGTATGCGGAGATGGGTGACGATGAGACATACTCAGGTTGGCACTTCACAAGCTACGATAACCCACTACTCGACCCTGATGAAATTAACATCGCCAAGAAGTCAATGTCTTCTTACGCCTTTCGTCAGGAGTTCATGGCGTCCTTTGAGGCTGTTGGCTCAGAGATGTTTAAGGAGGACTGGGTACGCTACGGTGAAGCCCCAGAAGCAGGAGACTACTACATAGCCATTGACCTCGCAGGCTTTGAGGAAGTAGGTAAGAAGAGGACGAAGAGTTCTAAGTTAGATGAGACAGCCATCTCTGTAGTCAAGGTGGGAGACAACGGCGATTGGTTCATAGAGAATGTAATCTATGGCCGCTGGACCTTAGATGAAACAGCGATGAAGATATTCCAAGCAGTGAGAGACTATCAGCCTATCTCGGTAGGTATCGAAAGAGGCATAGCAAAACAAGCTGTAATGTCACCTTTGATGGATCTCCAGAGGAAGCACGGTAAGTACTTCAGGGTAGAGGAGTTAACACACGGTAATAAGAAGAAGACAGACCGTATCATGTGGGCGTTGCAAGGGCGCTTTGAGAATGGTGTAATAAGCTTGAACAAGGGGGAGTGGAACGCTAGATTCCTAGATCAACTCTTCCAGTTCCCAGATCCACTGACGCATGATGACCTAGTGGACTCTCTGGCTTACATAGACCAATTAGCGACTGTCCCGTATGGGATACATGAGTTCGTAGAAGACGAGCTTGAAATCTTAGATATTGTAGCGGGATACTAATTATGAAGGACACCTTATACAGCCCTGATCCACTCTTAGTCCAAGAATCCTTGGAAGACTGGGTAATGACGAAGTGCGAAGACTGGCGCGATAATTACCAGAGTAACTACGAAGAGAAGTTTGACGAGTACTATAGACTGTGGCGGGGCATCTGGGACCCTGCGGATACTGAGAGGAAGTCAGAGCGCTCTAGAATCATTAGTCCTGCGTTACAGCAAGCCGTAGAGTCCAATGTAGCCGAGATGGAAGAGGCCACCTTTGGCCGTGGTAAGTTCTTTGACATCTCAGACAACTACGGAGACAAGGATTCTCAGGACATACTCTACCTACGTAACAAGCTCACCGAAGACTTTGAGAACACCAAGGTACGTAAGGCTGTCGCAGAGTGCTTGATTAACGCAGCAGTCTTTGGTACAGGGGTGGGTGAGATAGTCCTAGAGGAAATCAAAGAGATGGCCCCAGCTACCCAGCCTATGATGGATGGGCAGCTTCAGGCAGTGGGTGTTAACATTACAGAGCGTGTGGTAGTCAAGCTTAAGCCTGTGATGCCTCAGAACTTCCTGATCGATCCTGTAGCTACCTCCATTGAGGACGCTATGGGCGTCGCTGTGGACGAGTTCGTAAGTGCTCACCTAGTAGAGCAGCTACAGGAGCAAGGGGTCTACAGGGACACCTACGTAGGTACAGCAGCCCCTGATACTAACTTAGAACCAGACCAAGACATCTCTGTATACAGTGATGATAAGGTACGCCTCACGAAGTACTACGGCTTAGTACCTAAGCACCTCTTAGATGAGGCTATGGATGATGAGGATGAGGAGGTGGAAAACCTAGGCTCCTCTGATGACGACAGAAGTTACGTAGAGGCTGTGGTAGTCATCGCTAACGGCGGCACTCTCTTGAAAGCAGAGGCTAACCCTTACATGATGCAAGACAGACCCATCGTGGCATTCCCGTGGGATGTAGTGCCTTCTATGTTCTGGGGTCGTGGCGTGTGTGAGAAGGGCTACAACAGCCAGAAGGCTTTGGATACTGAGCTACGGGCTAGAATAGACGCCCTAAGTCTCACCATACATCCTATGTTAGCCATTGATGCTACTAAGTTCCCACGCGGGGCCAAGCCTGAGATACGCCCCGGAAAGACTATATTAACCAATGGAGATCCTCGTGAAGTCTTACAGCCGTTCAACTTTGGTCAAGTGGGCCAGATCACGTTCGCCCAAGCAGCCTCCTTGCAACAGATGGTACAACAAGCTACTGGAGCAGTTGACTCAGCAGGACTCTCTGGTGCTGTTAATGGTGAAGCTACTGCCGCTGGCATCTCTATGTCTCTTGGCGCTATTATTAAACGTCATAAGCGCACCCTGATAAACTTCCAACAATCGTTCCTGATCCCCTTTGTCACTAAGGCTGCACATAGGTACATGCAGTTTGACCCTGAGAACTACCCTGTGAAGGACTATAAGTTCAACGCTACCTCAACCTTAGGCATCATAGCTCGTGAGTATGAGGTTACACAGCTTGTACAACTCCTACAGACTATGAAGCAGGACAGCCCTGTGTACCCTGTGTTAATTCAGAGCATCATAGATAATATGAACCTGAGTAACAGAGAAGAGCTTATTGCGGCTATGCAACAAGCACAGCAGCCTAACCCTGAGGCTCAACAGGCAGCTATGCAAGCACAACAGGCTCAACTAGCCTTCCAACAGTCTCAGACAGCCGCCCTAGCTGCACAGGCACAAGAGTCACAAGCGAGAGCACAGAAGTACTCTGTCGAAGCGCAGCTTGAGCCACAAGAAGTTGAGATTAAACGCATTGAGGCTATAACTAGGAACCTTCAAGCCGGAGACCAAGACGACAAGGAGTTTGAGCGCCGTCTTAAGGTAGCCGAAGTTGCCTTAAAAGAGAAACAAGTTGATAGCAAAGGAAACCAAAGTAATGTTAATGACTCAGCAAGACCTCAAGAACCTAATCAGCCAAGTCAACGAAGCGTTCAAGGGGCAGTTCAACCGCCTAGGGAAAACAGAGGAGCGCCTAGAGGTCCTAGAGGGCCAAATGTCGGAACTACTCCTCAGGGTTCCTCAGAAGGCCCCCAGAGCCTCTAAGAAGGCGTCTAAGGAGACTTAAGCATGGCTAAAGAGAAAGACCCACGATTAGCACGAGCAGGCGTCTCAGGCTACAATAAGCCTAAGAGGACGCCTAGCCACCCTACTAAGTCTCACGTAGTTGTAGCCAAGGAAGGCGACAAGGTTAAGACTATTAGGTTTGGACAGCAGGGAGTCTCAGGCGATAAGAAGCCTACGGCTCGTCAGAAGTCCTTCAAGGCACGACACGCAAAGAATATAGCCAAAGGCAAGATGTCTGCGGCATATTGGGCTAACAAGGAGAAATGGTGATGGCAGGACTCTACGATAACATTCACGCTAAACGTAAGCGTATCAAAGCAGGAAGCAAGGAGACGATGAGAGCCAAGGGTTCTAAAGGAGCACCAACGGCCAAGAACTTTAAACAAGCCGCTAAAACAGCCAAGAGAGGAAAACGATAATGCCCAAAGTCAACGGTAAGTCCTACCCATATACTAAAGCTGGTAAAGCAGCAGCAAAGAAGGCCAAATCAGGCTCTAGTTGCTCTAAAGGTAAGAAACGTAAATAATACCAAAGAAAACACTTGACATTTACCTCAGAATATGTTATAATATACAGTATAGTAAAACATATAAAGGAACTAAGGCAGAATGGAACCTGAATTAGAGAAGTACTTCAATGTATACTTTGACCTCTTCAACACCGAGGGTTGGAAGCAACTCACGGAAGAGTTTAGAAACAACGGTAACGTGATAAACTCTGTAGAGTCAACCAAAGATGTTGATGATATGTACTTTAGGAAGGGACAACTCAATGTCATAGCCCACCTAGTAAACTTAGAAGGCTCTGTAGAGCAAGCCTACACAGAAGCCAAAGAATCCAATGAAGATGATTAAAGTATACGACTTTAAGTGTACCGAAGGTCACTACTTTGAAGAATTTGTAGACGCTGACGCTACAACCAGTAGGTGCGGTTGTGGTGCTAACGCTACAAGGGTCGCTTCTGCAACACCATGCGTACTTGAAGGTGCCTCTGGGGATTTCCCCGGTAGACACATGAAGTGGGTACGAGAACATGAGCAAGCAGGGCGTAAATAAACTCCACAACCGTTAGGCGGAGAAGGTTAATAATATGGGACGAGCACAACTCGTAGACGAGCGTTCGGAAGAAGAACTTAACAACGACAACGTAGATACACTAGAAGCACCAGAGGATACAATTGAGTCTCCTGAAGAGGAGGTAGCTCAAGAGGAACCTAGCTTACCAGAGAAGTATCAGAACAAAACCTTGCAAGAGGTAGTTCAGATGCACCAAGAGGCTGAGAAGCTACTTGGTAAACAAAGCTCTGAAGTTGGTGAACTGCGTGGTGTTGTTGATGACTATATCCAGACACAACTCGCACAACAACAAGCACCTGTACAACAGCAAGAAGAAGACGATACTGACTTCTTTGTTGATCCACAGGCCGCAGTTAGTAGGGCAATTGAGAACCACCCTAGTATTAGAGAAGCTAATCAAGTCACTCAGAACTACAAGAAGCAAACAGCTTTGGCACAACTTCAAAGCAAGCATCCAGACATGAACACCATTGTCCAAGATGCTAAGTTTGCTGAGTGGATTAAAGGCTCTAAGATTAGGACTCAATTGTTTGTACAAGCAGACCAGCAGTATGATTACGACGCCGCTGATGAACTGTTCTCCCTCTGGAAAGAGAGAGCCGCTGTTGCAGAACAGACGGTAGCAGTTGAGAAGCAAGCACGTAAGCAGCAAGTTAAGTCTGCAAGTACAGGCAACGCCCGAGGAACAGGTCAAACTCAACGTAAGAAACAATATCGTCGTGCTGATATTATTAAACTTATGCAGACCGACCCAGATCGTTATTCAGCTTTGTCAGAAGAAATCTTTCAAGCTTACGCCGAGGGTCGTGTAAAGTAGCCTAATCTAAAGGAGATTTATCATGGCGACTCAAACTTATCCCGGTACAGTAGGCGGTGGCTCCATTGTCAATAAGACAGCCGCAGCAACATTCATCCCTGAAATCTGGAGCGACGAAGTAATTGCCGCATACCAGAAGAACCTGAAGATGTCACCTCTTGTAAAGAAGATGTCTATGACAGGTAAGAAGGGCGACAAGATCCATGTCCCTAAGCCTATCCGTGGCGCTGCATCTGCTAAGGTGCAAGATACTGCGGTTAACATTCAGGCGAACGTTGAGCAAGAATTGCAGATTGAAATCAATCGTCACTTCGAGTACTCACGTTTCATTGAGGACATCGTAGAAGTACAGGCACTTAACAGCCTGCGACAGTTCTACACAGAAGACGCTGGTTACCAGTTGGCTCTGACGGTTGACACTGACCTGATGAACTGCGGTACTGGTTTCGGTGACGGAACTCTTGACCTCGCTGCTCCTACTGGTGCAGATTGGGTTAACAGCAACAGCTACTACTTTAACGCTGCTACTGGCCTGAGCGCCTTTGCTGCCGGTACTGTAGCTACTGGTGACAACTTCACCGACGTAGGTTTCCGTGAGGCTATCAAGCTTCTGGATGACGCCAACGTACCAATGGAAGATCGTTGCTTGATCATCCCGCCTGCTGCTCGTAAGACAGTAATGGGAATTGAGCGTTACGTATCTAGCGACTTCCGCGATGACCGCACTGTTAAGTCTGGTCTGATCGGTAACGTCTACGGTGTTGACATTTACGTTTCTAGTAACTGTCCTACGATTGAGACTAACGTTCGTGGCGCTCTGTTCTTCCACAAGGATGCTATCATCCACGCGGAGCAGATGAATGTACGTTCGCAGACTCAGTACAAGCAAGAGTACTTGTCTACTCTGTACACCGCTGACACCCTCTATGGTGTTCAAGTGTACCGTCCTGAAGGTGGCTTAGTACTAGCTGTCTTTGACGAGTAAGGCTCCACTGGCCCCTTCGGGGGCCTTTCTTATTTCTTGTTTGTTTCAGGAGTAGCTTATGCCAATTTACAGGGGTGATGGAGGTTCAGGTGATTCGTCTACGGATGCCTATGCTTCACAGATTGCCCAGTACGCACAGTCAGCTACCGAGAAAGCAAACGAAGCCGAAGCTAGTGCAACGGCGGCTGCTGCTAGCGCCACTGCTGCTGCTAATTCGGAGTCTGGCGTGGCCGCTGATGCTGCTGCTGCCAACACTGCAAAGCTTGCGGCAGAGGCTGCACAAGCTGCTGCTGAAACCGCTGAGACAGGCGCAGAGCTAGCCGAGACAAACGCAGGCACACAAGCCACGGCTGCTGCTGGAAGCGCAACTGCTGCTGCATCCAGTGCAACTTCTGCGGCTTCGTCGTCAGGCACAGCAGCTACCAGTGCATCACAGGCTGCTACGGCGGCAATCTCTGCTAGCTCTAGCGCAACATCAGCATTGTCAGCATCTTCGGCAGCTAGCTCTAGCGCAACCAATGCAGCTTCTAGCGCCACTGCTTCAGCCAACAGCGCAACTGCTGCGGCAACATCAGCAACTAACTCAGCCGACAGTGCTACTGCATCGGCAGCTAGTGCGGCTACAGCACAGGCAGCACAGGAAGCTATTGATGGTTTGTACTTAGGCGCACAGGCGTCTGACCCAACTGTCGATCTAAATGGTGATCCTGTTACAGCAGGTGACTGGTACTTTAACACGACATCTAATGTAAGCAGAGTCTACAGTGGCTCATCTTGGACTGATACTGCAAACGCAGGTACGGTTACTAGCGTAGGCGGCACAGGGTCAGTCAACGGTGTCACGCTTACAGGCACAGTAACTTCTTCAGGTAACCTTACGTTAGGTGGAACTTTAGGAGGCATTACGGCCTCACAGCTTAACTCTCAGAACATTAGTCAGTGGACTAACGACAGTGGTTATATTACAGGCAACGAAACAATTACATTAACTGGGGCAATCACTGGCTCTGGTACAACTTCTATAGCAACAACACTGTCCACAGTTGACGGAGGCACATACTAAATGACTACTATCATTACTAAAAATGGCTCAGGTGCGCCCACAGCAGGGCAGATAGCTCAAGGTGAACTTGCGGTAGACCTAACTAACAAGCGCCTCTATACAGAAAACACAGGCGGTGCTGTAATTGAGGTAGGCACAAACCCAACAACGCTTACTGCAAGTGGTCTTATCTACCCAACAAGCGATGGATCAGATGGTCAGGCTATCATTACTGACGGCAGCGGTACGTTATCTTTCGGTGCTGCGGGTATTGGATATTCCACACAAACCTCTAACTACACAATGGCATCTAATGAAGGTGTTATTGCAAACACATCTGGAGGCACGTTTACGGTTACACTACCTGCAAGTCCTGCTACAGGCAACCAAGTCATCATTGCAGATGGGAATGACTGGGAAACAACTAACCTAATTGTAGGACGCAACGGATCAACTATTGAAGGTGTAGCCTCAGACCTCACAATGGACGTAGGCGGCATTGCAGTTACGATGGTGTACGATGGTACAACGTGGCAGCTTTACCCTGCTACGGGAACTTCTGATTCTACCACGTACACGCTGGATCAGACCACTACGGCAGGTAACACAACCACTAACGATATTACTGTAGGCAACCTAACGTCTACGGGTATTGATGACAACGCTACGTCTACGGCTATCACGATTGATGCTAATGAGAATGTGGGCGTTGGTACGGCCGCTCCTGATGGGAAGCTAAATGTGTTTTCTGCGAGCGCAGGAAATGTTAGTGCTGATGCCGACGCTGATGAACTTGTTTTAGAAAACAGCGGTAATGTTGGTCTTAGCTTGTTAACGGCTACCACAGGCGAGAGTAGTATTTACTTCGGCAACCCGGGTTCGGGTGGGCAGAAAGACTTCTCTCTAAAGTATTACCATGAGTCTCACCCAGATACAGCAAAACGTAGGAGCTTTGCGTTTAATAACTCGTCTCAGCAGTTAATGAGTGTGACCAACGGTGGCAACGTGCTGGTTGGTAAGACCAGTCTCAGTTACGGAACCGATGGATTTCAGGTCGAACAAAGCGGCGCTATAGGAGGAAGCAGGACAGACGGCCCTCCTGCTGTTTGGAACAGAAATGGCTCCAACGGGGACCTTGTTTTATATAGGCGTAATAATAACACTGTTGGTAGTGTTTACTGCACTACAACCGCAACGACTTACGGCACTTCATCAGACGTTCGCCTTAAAAGAAACATTGTAGACGCACCTGCTGGCAACATTGACGACATTAAAATCAGGTCTTTTGCGTGGAAGATAGACGGCAGTCAGCAGAAGTACGGCGTGGTTGCACAAGAGCTATTTGAAGTAGCTCCCGAGGCTGTAACCAAAGGTGAAACTGAGGAAGACACATGGGGCGTTGACTACAGCAAGTTGGTCCCAATGATGATTAAAGAAATCCAAGACTTGAAAGCCGAAGTAGCAGCACTCAAAGGAGTTAACTAATGGCTAACTTATCAGACTACATGCCCTTTAGGATTGACCCTGCTAATGTGGGCATCACAGGCGGGACAATTAACGGTGTTGTCATTGGTGGTGTTAACCCGGATGCAGCTACGTTTACAACTGTAACTGCTGACAGTGCAGTAGCAGGAACTCAAACAGCCAACGCTACAGGCTCAACTACTTTGGACTTCAGTGCTAACCAAAACTTTGTTCTGACGCTCACAGGTAACGTCACACTGGCTAACCCCACGACTGAGGCAGTAGGACAGTCAGGTTTCATCGTGATGATTCAGGACGCCACAGGTGGACGTACAGTCTCCCTCGGCACTGAGTATGAAACTGCGGGCGCTGGTGGTCTGACGTTATCTACTGCTGCATCTACTACCGACATTGTTCCCTACATTGTTGCTGCCTCTGGTCGCATCTTGTTGGGCGCACCACAGCTTGCGTTTGCGTAGGGGTTAACTATGGCCTTTGGCTCAGAACAATGGATGTACAGTGCAGGTGGCTTCTATCCGCATGAGATAGATAACTCTGTGCGCTTCGATGATAACGCCTACCTTACTAGGACGCCTTCAAGCGCAGGTAACCGTAAGACTTGGACTTGGAGTGGTTGGGTTAAGCTTAGTAACTCAACTGGAGGGGTTTCACTATTTTCAGCAGGCTCAGCTAGCAATTCTTGGTTTACTGTGTACATTGATGGAAATGCACATATTCAAGTTCGCTCTATAGTTGGAGGATCAAATCAGTTTGACAAAGTTTCAACACAAAGTTTTCGTGATTTTTCTTCTTGGTATCACTTTGTCATTGAAATGGACACAACCCAGTCAACAGCAGAGGATAGGGTTAAAGTCTATGTTAACGGAGAGCGTATAACGTCATGGTCTGGCAATGTAATCTCTAGTCAAAATGCAGATACATCTGTAAACAATACTAATTCTCACAATATTGGCAGACTAACAACAGGGTCGCTGTACCTTGACGGATACATGGCAGAAGTAAACTTCGTAGACGGCCAAGCCCTAGACGCTACAGACTTCGGTGAGTTCAAGTCAGGCGTGTGGATACCTAAGAAGTACACAGGCACCTACGGCACCAACGGCTTCTACTTAGACTTTGCTACTAGAGCAACTGATCCCATCGACGCTTCAGGCAATGGAAATAACTGGGGCAGTGTCAACGTAGTGTCTACTGATTGGATGCTGGATAGCCCGACGAATAACTTTGCTACGTTGAATCAAATAAATAGAAACTCAACATTAACATTAGCTGAAGGAAATCTATCTTTAACGTCTACAGCGGCACAAGGTGCTGGCTGTGGAGTTACCATGGCAACTTCTTCTGGCAAGTGGTATTACGAAACTGTTTATGTATCTGGAGTAAGTTCATATATACACGTTGGAGTTATAGATTCTGACGCTACTGTTGCTCAATTAAACACAACAAACACAGTGGTAAACGGAACGATCTACCGTGGAGACGGTAAAATATATGAAAACTCTGGCTCTGGTTGGGTAGCTACTCAAACAGTAACGGCGGCAATTGCAGGCGATATTATTGGCGTTGCTTATGATTTAGACGCTCAAACTTGCACCTATTATCTTAATAACACACAACTAGGCTCTTCAGTAAGTATTTCGTATATGAACCCTGAAGTAATGCCATATCCGTTGTTTGGTTATTTCGTCGCAGTAATGGCTCTTAACTTCGGCCAAGACTCCAGCTTCGCAGGACAGAAGACAGCACAAGGCAACACAGACGCCAACGGCATCGGTGACTTCTACTACGCACCACCAGCAGGCTACCTAGCGTTGTGTTCAGCTAACCTGCCTGACCCTGCTATTGATCCCGCAGAGGATGACATACCTGCTGACTACTTTAATACTGCGTTGTACACGGGTAATGGAAGTACGCAGAGTATTACTGGTGTTGGATTTCAGCCTGACTGGGTTTGGACAAAAGGCAGGTCAGGTTCGCGGATACACAGCTTGCTTGATGTTGTTAGAGGCGCTAACAAGTACTTGTCTACCAACGATACTTCAGCCGAAGCAACACCCGCAAACAACAATAGAATCACTACCATTGATGCAGACGGGTTTTCGCTTGGAAACAGCACTAATGTAAACGCTTCCTCAGAAACCTATGTAGCTTGGAACTGGAAAGCTGGCGGCACTGCTGTAGCTAACACCGACGGCACCTTAGCGTCACAGGTGTCAGCTAACACGAAGGCTGGGTTCAGTATTGTTAGTTACACGGGTAACGGTACTGAGTACCCTACAGTAGCGACAGTAGGTCACGGACTAAACCAAGATCCAGAAATGATAATTGTTAAAGACAGAGATACAGCTTCAACTAACTGGTGTGTATATAATCAAACGTTAGCTCTGGATCAAGCATTACTTTTGAATGATGCAGGAGGAGCCCAGTCATCCTCTAATGCGTTTGGACGTGCTGATCCAACGTCAACTGTATTCACCGTTGGGCAAGCAGCTGGCGGTTCCCGTACAAATGACACAGGTACTTACATTGCCTACTGCTTCCACAGCGCCGAAGGCTTCAGCAAGTTCGGTAGCTACACAGGCAACGGAAGCACTGATGGCACGTTTGTCTACACAGGGTTCAGGCCAGCTTATGTGATGATTAAAAGAACAGACTCTACAAACGATTGGCGTATATACGACAACAAAAGAAGCGACTATAACGAGAAAACGGCAACGCTGTACGCCAACTACGCTCTTGCAGAATACACAGCTTCTGGAGCCAACGAAATAGATACGCTGTCCAATGGATTTAAAATTAGAAATACCAACGCCGGCTATAACGCTAGCGGTGGCACCTACATCTACATGGCATTCGCAGAGATGCCTTTCAAATACGCCAACGCGAGGTAACAACAATGGCATGGACATATAACACTAAGGTCATACGCGAAGGCAGAAGCTGGGTCGATGACGCTGGAGTAACACACCCTACTAGTTGGGGTTCATGGAGTGACGCAGAGAAGACTGAGGCAGGGCTTGTGTTCACCGCTGACCCGCCTCCGTTTGACTCACGCTACTACTGGGACGCCGATACACCCAAGGCTATCGAAGATGTACCTAACGTTGATGAAGACGGTGTGGCTGTTGTAGGCGCTGACGGTATGCCTACAGTCACTCTAGGCTTGAAGTCTACTGAGATAGCTAAGGTTAAAGCGCAGGCTGGTGGACAGCTTCAGGAGACTGACTGGTACATTATTCGTAAAGGCGAGACAGGCGTTGACGTACCACCCTCGGTACTCTTTAAGCGCGAAGAGATTCGCACAGAGTCTAACGAGCTTGAGGCGCGTATCGACGCGTGTAAAACACTTGACGAGCTTATTGAAGTGTTAACACCAAAGACTGATGATGACGACATTGAGGTTATGCGATGAAGTATCTTGTATTAATTCCGCTGTTTATCTTAGGAGCTTGTAGTGGCGCAGAGAACAAAGCAGCATACAGGCAGGCGCAGATTGACATGGTTCGTCAGCAGCAACAGAGCCGTGAAGCCATTGCAACCCAGCGTCAAGCAGCCGAAGCAGCCAAGTGGGAACACGCGGCAGCAATCGTAGCAGCTAACCCTGAGTCAGCAGATGCCTTTGCAGTCGCTATGGCGGTCAGTGTTGTAACCCAGAACAATGAAGAGGACGCTCCGGTTGTCACGTTACAGCGTGAATCCAATGAGGCACTTGAGGTTGTTAAGGCTGTAGCACCTACGTTGGTTGGTGTCATCGGTCAAGTCGGTGTTGCAGCTTTGAATGCTGATGTAGCTAAGACTCAGAGTGACAACAACGCTGCCGTACAGGTTAACGACAGACAGCAAAGTGCTAGGATTGTTGAGGCTGTAGCAGGCTTAGGTGTAGCTGCTAGCTCACAGGTAGGCACATCAGTCGGCGGTGACTACTACGTTTCTGGTGGTGCTATCGACCAGTCAAACAGCAGCGTCAACAGCAGCAACAACCCTGTTGATAACTCAACTACTGACAACTCAAATACTGACAACGCTGTCAGCACCTCGTCAGAAACCTACACTACAAACAACGGTGACGAACTTACGTTAGAAGAAATTACTGATCTGATCACTAACGGTATTGAGGTTACTGTGATTATCGACGGAGAAGAAACGCCTGTTGAAGAGTGCGAATCTGGAGATTCTTTAACATTCGGCGGCGGTTCAGAGGTGTGTTGAGGTGGAAGTCAGTGAGTTCCGCATAGAGCGTATGGAGAAGGCTTTAGACAAAGTGTGTGAAGCCGTTAGTCAGATTGCTGTAGTT